ACACGGACCGGCGCTACCCCGGCTCTCCCTCCCTGGCCCCGACGGGCGCGGTTGCCCTCCCTCCGCGACGTCGGGGCGTTTCATTTGTTTGCCTGACACGCGCAACCGAAGGCTGACATGGCAGCACGCGACAAGATCCGCGCGGCGTGTCTGGAGCCACAGGTGCGCACCCTCGTCGCGGCCGGCAAGTCGAGCCGGGAAATCGCCGCGGAGCTCGCCAAAGCCGGGCACAAGATCTCGCACGAGACCGTTGCGAAGTTCATCCGCGAGGAAACCACGTCGCGCCGCGAGGCGGCTCAATCGGCACTCTCGGCTGACGCGTCAGCCACGGTCCCGCTGATCACCGACGGGCTCAAGCGTCTTGCGGCGCTTGCCGAGCAGCACGCGGAGAAGGCTGCGGCGCTCGAGGACTTCGGGTCGGCGGCGCGGCTCATCACGAGTTCGCGCGAGGCGCTCATGTCGCTCCACAAGGTGACGGTCGGCGACGACGGCGCGGCCAAGCCCGACGATCGCCCGCTGGCCCCATCAACGCTCTGGAAGGTCGAGGGCGACGCCTAGAGGGCGGTGAGTCGTGCGCTTCGAGCCTCACCCGAAGCAGCGCGCTTTCTACGAGAGCAACGCGCGGTTCTGCGCAGCATGCGCAGGCGTCCGCGGCGGCAAGACCGCATCGGGCGCCGCGCGCTTCGTTCGCCTCATCGCTCGCGACCATGCGCGCGTGCTGGCACAAGGCAGGCGCTTTCGTCCCGTCCGCCGCGGCGTCTCCGAGCCGCTCCTCCGTTTGTGGGTCGGGGCTCCCGACTACGGGCAGACGCGCATCGCACAGGAAGCCCTCTCCCGCATCTTCGAGGAGGAACGCTGGGATGCTCGCTGGGGCGGACTGCACAGCGGCGTCTTTCACGAGTGCGAGATCGGCCGCACCGGGATCCTGATCGAGTTCAAGTCGGGCGAGAAGCCGTCGCGCCTCGTCGGCCGGCCGACTCACGGACAGTGGTGGGACGAAGCCGCGAAGCTCAAACGGGAAGTCTGGGCGCTCGCGCGGCAGCGGCTCATCGACACGGGCGGATGGGCGCAATTCACCACGACGCCGATGGCCGGGTGGTTCCACGCCGAGGTCTTCCAGCGGGGGCTTGGGCCCGAGTCGAAGTGGTACGACCCGACGAGACTCGACGGAGAGTTCCGCTCGTTTCACTGGACAACTCGAGATAATCCGAAGCCCGAAATTCAAGAGGACATCAAGAAGGCCGAAGCGACGCTCCCCGCCAGATATGTGCGGAGAGACGTGGACGCCGACCCGGACACGTTCTTCGGCCAGGTCTGGGAAGAATTCGAGCCGTCGCACATCTGCGACGACACTGGCCCCTTCGACGACGCCTTTGGGGGCGTGGACTTCGGACACGGGGTGCCGGGTGCGGTGCTCGACATTCGAGCGCGGCGACGCTTCGATCCGAAGACGCGCCAGCCCGCGCACCGCTACCACGTTGCCCGCGAGCTCTACGGCGAGCGGTGGGTCACGGATGAGTGGACGTCGCGCACGAAGAGAGTTGTGACGACGGCGCGCCCGCAATCGCACGTGCTCTACTGCGATCCCGCCGGAGCCCAACTGATCGCGGACTGGCGCAACGCCGGACTGCCAACAACGACGCACCCGAAGATCAACGACGTCTCCGGCGGCATCAAGCACGTTGCCTCTCTCTTCAAACAAGGGCGGCTGACCATCTCGCCGTCGTGCGTGAACCTCATTCGCGAGATCAAGGCTTATCGGTACCGCGAGAACAACGCGGGCGACAGCACGGACGAGCCGATCAAGGCGAACGACCACGCCTGCTTCCCCGCCGGCACCCCGGTTCGCACCCCAGGCGGGTGGGCGCCCATCGAGACCGTCGCGCAAGGCGCCGCGGTCCTCTCGCTCGACCCCGAGACGCAGCGGTGGACGACGCGCCTCGCGCTCGGCGGGCTGACGTCGCCCGACGCCGAGATCGTCGAAGTCATCACGGAGCGGGGGGCCGTGCGCTGTACCCCGGATCACCCGTTCCTGACCACGGAGGGCTGGCGACGTGCTGACGCTCTCGCTGGTCAAACACTCCTGGCCGACCCGGCCACCGCCCGCGACCTTTCGCGATCCCGTGGTCGTCACGCCGACGCGTCAGGACTTCGAGGGGCTCAGCTACTACCTGTGCGGCAAGTACTTCGCGAACAGCGCGAAGGCGTCATCGCGGCGCTTGCACCAGACGGTCTGGAGTGCGGCGCATGGGCCGATCCCACCGGGCTATCACGTCCATCATCGGGACGAGGACCGGACGAACAACCGTCTCGACAACCTCGAATTGAAGTGGGGCTCGGACCATCTCGCGGATCATATGACGCCGGAGAGGCGGGCGACGGCAGCGATCAACATCGTTGCGACGGCCGTCCCTGCTGCTCGAGCGTGGCACTCGACCCCCGAGGGGCTGGCCTGGCATTCCAAGAACGGGAAGGCCGCGTGGGAGACGCGCGGGCCGATTGCGTTGACGTGCCAGGAATGCGGCGCGACCTACGAGACGCGTGGCCGCGGGGATCGTCTTCGCTTCTGCTCGGGCAATTGCCGAGCGCGTGCGCTGCGCAGATCGCCGACGATCGGGACACGCCAGCACGTCGAGGGCATGTGTCCTACGCAGACCCGAAAGGGGCTCTGTGTGAATTGGCCCAAACGGGGGCAGGCGCATTGCCGGTGGCATTCGTCCGAGTCCTCGCCGTCCGCTCCGCAGGTCGCGTCCCCGTCTACGGATTGACCGTGATGGGCACGCGCAACTACGTCGCGGCCGGCTTCGTCGTCGCGAATTGCGACGCCCTTCGTTACGCCCTCTTCGCCGACCACCTCCGCCACGCGGCATGACGAGGACACATGCCGAAGCTCGCTCGCCTGCTCACCGACGAGGAGCGATGGCGGCTCCACTTCCTCCGCCACTCCTATCGGGGCGGGCGCGACTACGTCTATCCGCCCGCGGGCACGGTCGATCCGCGCTACGGAGCGCGCTCGCGGCCCGAGCTCTACGTGGACGCCGAGGGCATCCAGCGGGTGCGCGGCACGAATGTCGGCGGCGGGTCGTTCCTCTTCGCGCACGACCGCGAGACGCCCGAGGACTTCGCGCTGCGCCTCGCGCAGAGCTACGCGATCAACCTCTGCGGCCCCGTGGTCGCGCGCTACGTCTCGACCGTCTACAAGGCCGAGCCACGCCGCGAGATCCCGCCCGAGCACGAGCCGCTCCTGGCCGACTTCGATCGACGCGGCGCCGACGTCTCGGCGTTCTTCCGTGACGTCTGCACGTGGGCGCTCGTCTACGGCTCACGGCTCTTCGTCGCAACCGACACGCCAGCGTTCGACGGCGACGATGTCGTGAGCGAGGCCGACCGGATCGCGCGGCGGCTCGAACCCTACTCGTATGTCGTGCGCCCGACGTCGGTGCTCAACTGGAGCGTCAACGACGACGACACGCTCGTGGGCATCACGGTGGACGAGGGGCCGGCGGTCCTGCCGTTCGACCCGTTCCGCAAGCCCGACGAGAAGCCGCCGCCGCGCCGCGTGCGCGTGTGGACGCCAGATGCGTGGGTGCTCTTTCACGTCGCCGACAACGACGACGCGCAGATCGTCAAACAGGGTCCGGGCTTCGGCTTCGTCCCGTTCGTCCCGGTCGTGTTCCGCCCCGTTCCCGACGGCTGCGCCTACGAGGGCCGCTCGCTCATCGAGGACGTCGCCGATATCCAACTCGAGATCTACAACGAGTTGTCGCTACTCCAGGATCTCCACCGGCACCAGGGCTCGCAATTCCTCGCGGTCCCGAAGGCGCTCGGCGGCGGGTCGGTCTCGACGCAAGAGGAGATCACGCTCGGGACCAAGGCGTATGTCGAGGTGACGGGCGGCATGCCGCAATACGTCGGTCCGACGGTCGATCACGCGGTCGAGAAGCGCAATCACATTGGCTGGCTCGTGGCGCGCGCCATGGAGGCCGTCGGACTGATCAAGCGCGGCCGCGACTCCAACGAAACCGCGTCGGGCGAATCGCTCCGATGGGAGCACGCCGAGTTCCACGACCTCGCCGCCTCCATCGCCGACATGATGGAGGAAGCCGAGCGCGCGGTGCTCGCCCAACGCGAGGCGATTCGCTCGGGCTCGTCGGATGTCGAGAGCGTGCGCGAATCGATCGCCGTCGCGTACTCGCGCGATTACCAGCCGCTCGATCCGATCGCGGAGAGCGAGGCGCTCGCCGCGGAGCTCGCCCTGCGATTGGGCCCCGCCGTCGAGGTCGAATTGAAGGCCGATTACGTCCAGCGTCGCCTCGGGCATTTGGGCGCCGAGCGGGTGACCGAATTGCGCGAGGAATTGGAAGCCGCCGCGGAAGCCGACGCCTTGAAGCGCGAGGCCGACGCCATGGCGGCCAAGGCGAATGCCGAGCGGGCAATGCAGCCGGCGGCGCCGTTGCGCTTCGGAATGCCCAAGCCGCCGATGCCGATGGACAAGCCGATGCCGATGCGCCCGAACGGAGCTGCCGCCGCATGAGCGACGAGATGATCGGCACGCACGAGGGCGCACGCGCCCTCGCAGAACTGGTGCTCTGCCGTGCGACTCCGCCGGCGCGCGTCACGCGCCACGACTACGACCCGACGCAGCCCACGGGGCGAATCGGGCTCGAATGGCGGCACGAGGGCAATACCCACGGCGCCGTCCTCCGCTACCGGCTCCCCTGCAAAGAGCGGGAGCTTCGCCACGACGCCGCGCAGCTTCGTGACGGGAAATCACACGCGCACCTGAGGTAAGCCGAATGGCAGACGCCGAGGCCACGCCGGCCTCCACCGAACAGGCGACGGGCAACGTGCAGCCCCAAACGCACGCCGAGGGACAGGCCACCTCCGAGTCGGCCCCATCGAACGGAACGCCACCGAAGAAGAGCATCGACCTCTTCGCGAAGGGCAAGACGCAGGGCGAGAAGGACGCGCTTCGTGCCGTCCTCAAAGATCTCGGCGTCTCATCGCTCGACGAAGCCAAGGCGGTACTCGCCGCGCTTCGCGAGCAGCCCGCAGCCGACGAACCCGATCCCCCCGCGAGCACGTCGCCCAATGCGGCGCCGGACTTCGCCGCGGAGGTGCGACGCCTCAAGAAGGACGCCGCCCGCCGCGACGCAGAACGCGCGCAACTCGAGGCCCGTCTCAGCACGACGCAGAAGGAGCTCACCCAGCGTGAGCAGATCCTCCGGTCGAAGCTGGCGCACGGCGCGATCGAGACCGCAGCGGCGCAAGCCGACGCGTGGGATCCGGGCGATGTCCGCATGCTGATCCAGGGACGCGTATCGCTCGACGAGGACGGCGACGTCATCGTTCTGGGCGACGACGGCAATCCCTCTGAGATGAGCGTCGCGGACCTCGTCGGCCTCGTGAAGAAGTCGAAGCCGCACCTCTTCAAGGCCTCCGTTCAGTCAGGTGCCGGATCTCGAGCACCGAACGGCAGCGCCGGGGCGGGAGGAATCCCGAAGGCCCCGACGACGGCCGCCGAATGGGAAGCCGTGCTTCGCGCAGCGCGATAGCCGGCTGACCCAGATTCACGGAGCACATCATGGCAGGCGCGACTCTCACGACCGCAGCCACGCTGATCGCGGAGAAATTCGCGGCTGGCGTGAGCGTCAATTTCCAAAACGACGAGTTCCTCCGACTCTTCCCGCAGCGCTCGCAAGACGGTGACACCGGCGTGCGATGGAGCGTGAAGTACGCGGGCAACACGTCCTTCACGACCATGTCCGAGGGCGCCGCGGCACCCACCGCGGGCAACCAGTCGTTCCTCGAGGCGCTCGTGCCGTGGGTGTATTTCCACGGCACCGCGAAGGTCACGGGACAGGCCGTCGATCAGGTCGGCAGCGCTTCGACGCACAACGGGGCGTCCCTCATGGCGCTCGAGTTGTCCGAGGCGCAGCGCGACCTCACGGACTATCTCAACACCTATTTCCTCGGGACCGGCGCGAACGGCATCCGCGGGATCATCGACGACGACACGACCGACTACGCGGGGATCTCGCGCACCACGTACACGTGGTGGCAGTCGAACGTTCCTGCGACGGTCAGCGGGATCCTGCTCGCCGACTACCAGGACATGGTCGAGGCGATTCAGGACGCGGAGCGCGCGGGGCGAGTGACCCACATTCTCGCGCCGTGGAATCAGATCACGAACTACACGGACCTCGCGACCAACGGCGCCAACGCGCTCGCGGGCATCCAGCGGGTCGTGATCGAGCCCGGCCGCGGGCAGGGCGCGCTCGACCTCGGGCACAGCGCGGCAGCGTTCCAGGGCGTGCCCTTCACGCCGATCCGCGACCTCGCGAACTCGACCGTGCTCTTCCTCGACATGTCTCCGGGCATGTGGGAGCTCGTCTCGATCCGCTCGCCGAAGGTCGAGATGTTGGCGAAGGTCAACGACGACACGAACTGGTACATCACGGCCGGAGCGGCCCTCGTGTGCAAGAACCCGCGCAAGCAGGGCGCACTCCAGGGCATCACGGCGTGATGATCGGCCGGGCCTGATCCGCGAAGGGTCGGGCCCGGCTTTCGTTTCACACGGGAGCCACGATGTTCGAAGCGATCTACAACGGGCGCGACCTTCCTCCGACGACGCAGCGACAGATCGCGAGCGCCGAGATGAAGGCAGCCCTCGCGGCCGGCACGTTCCAGCTCACGGAGGTTCTCTCCGCAGGGCAGCCCGCGCGCGACCGCGCGATGGAAGTGCTGACCGATACGGTCCAGGTTCGGTCGGTGACGACGCGCGACCCGCACGGGATCGGGCACCTGCTCCGCATCTACGTGCGCGTGACCGAGATGCGCGACGGGCGGACTCCGCTGCTCGTGCGCTCGAAGGAGCGCATGATCTACCGGGACAAGGAAGTCACGGGCGAGAAGACCTGGAAGAACTTCAAACCCGGGACGTACCTGCTCTCGCTCAAGGACGCTCTCGCGATGCTCTCGAAGCACGGCGTGGGCATCATCGACTCGCGCGGGCTCCGGTCGGGCGTGCGGCGCGCGTGCGCCACCGAGGTCGGCTACGAGTTCGATGGCCGGCGCTACAACACCGAGCACCTCGCGAAGCGTCCGACGACCGTCGTGGCGTCGCGTCTCGAGGACGTCGTGAGCGTGGCGGAAGAGGCCGCGCTGCCGTCCGCGGGCGCACCGACCGACGGGCTCGCCGCGCTGCCGCCGCCGGTCGCGGAGAAGCCGTCGCGAAAGCAGCACGCGGCGTGAAGGGTTCGCCCTGCGTCGCAGGCTGCCGTTGCCGCCGCCATCGCTTGCCGCGCGCATCAGCGCCGGCTCCCTTCGACGCGCGCGCCGTTGCCGATGCCGTCCTGCGCGGCGAGGTCGCGTTTCACGTGATCGACGTGCACTGACGAGGCCACATGCTCTTCTTCCCCGTCTCCACGCCCGGGACGCTGGAGGTCTACGCGCCTCTACGTCCCGACGCGTCTCCGACCGTCGCGGTGTACGACGGCAATGGCAGCGCCACTGTCGCAGCCGCCACGAGCGCGACGCGTGACAGCGTCGAGACGACGACGGCCGGCGGGACCGCGATCGGCGACACGCAGATCGCGCTGGCGTCCACGAGCAGCGTCGTCCCGGGGCGGCGCTACCTCGTGGGCGACGCGGCGACTGAGGCGACAGAGTTCGTCGTCGTGCGCGACGTGCAGAGCACGGGCAACGTCGTCACGCTCACGACGCCGCTCATCTACCCGCACGGCTACGGCGAGAGCTTCGACGGGACGCGGATCTCCTACACGTTCACGAACGCGATCTTCACGGCCGTTGGCTCGGCGTTCAAGGCCGTGTTCACGTGGGCGAACGGGAGCACGACGCAGAGCGCCCTGGAGCTCGACTTCGCGATCTCGAAGCACGCGCTCGCGAGCCGCGTCCAGGTCGTCGATCTCCAGGTCGTCGATCCGCAACTCCTCTCGACCGTCGGGCAGTACACCGACTGGACGCTCACGCGCGCGTTCGCGCTGGGCGAGCTGATGAGCGACATCGCCTCTCGCTGGGAGCCCTGGTGTCTGCGCGGCACGACGCAGGCATTCGAGCGCGCGCACACGTGGCGATGGCTCGCGCTGCTGTCCGAGCACACGGGCAACGACGCGAAGACGGATCGCTACCTGGCGCGCTACCAGCACACGCTGGATCAGGTCGTGACGTCGCCGAACGTGGACCGCGACCAGGACAACACGATCGAGCCGCACGAGGGCGGGACGCGCTCGGGACGGCTGCGCTTCGCGTGAGGCTCACGGTCTGCACGCCCACGCACTCGGGCGACCTCCATTACTCGACCGTCGCGACGCTCCTGCGACTGCAGGCATGGGCGCTCACGGGAGACCACGCCTTCTCGCACCTCGTGATGCGGAGCCCGTGGGTCGCCTTCGCGCGCGACCGCTTGGCGCAACAGGCGCTCGACGGCGGCGCGACACACGTGCTCTACCTCGACGCGGACGTGGGCGTTTCGACGCCATCCTTCGTCGATCGGCTCGACGCGCTCGGCGCGGACATCGCCGGCGCGCTCTACTACTCGAAGCCCGTCATAGGCGACGGGCGCAGCGGACAGTGCGAGCCGCCGCCGTTCTCGAGCGCGCGCGTCCATCCCGAGCGCGGCGAGTGTCGCCCGCTGCGACCGCCGCAGCACGGCGTTGTGCGCGACGTGTTCATCGGCGGCGGGTGCATGCTCGTTCGCCGCCACGTCTTCGAGCGCATGCCCGCCCCGTGGTTTCAGTTCCGCGAGAGCGTCGTGGACGGCGAGCGGCGCATGTTCCCCGAGGACTGGACGTTCTGCGAAGCCGCGCTCGACGCGGGCATGACGACCGCCGTGGACTGCGACATTGCGACCGACCACTACGGCGCGTGTGGGTGGAGGCATTCCGCGTGACCGTCTGGTACGCGATCCCGAGCGCCTCGTCCGAGCGTGCCGAGCGGTGCGCCTCCGCGTGGCGCGAGATGGGCTACCGCGTCGCGATCCTGATCGACGGCCCGACGGCGGAGCCGCGCGGTGCGGATCTCGTGGTGCGCGTGCCGGCTTACGAGGGTTACTTCGCGAGCGTCAACGCGCTCTCGCGACGGCTCGTCCTCGAGGACGGCGCCGAGGTCGTGGTTACGGGCGGCGACGACATGTTCCCGGATCCGCGCCATCGCGCGGACGAGATCGCGCGCGACTTCCGGCGCGACTTCCCCGACCTGTGCGGCGTGATGCAGCCGACGGGCGATGACATGCCGGGCACGGATCGGATCTGCGGATCGCCGTGGCTCGGACGCGAATGGATCCTGCGCGGCTACGACGGCGCCGGCCCATTCCACGGCGGGTATCGGCAGTTTTACGGTGACGAGGAGTTGCGGATCGTCGCGACTCGGCACGACCGGATGCTCGACCGCCCCGACCTCGTGCAGCGCCACGAGCACTGGAGCCGCGGCGGGACACCGACGGCGTACCAGAAAGCGAACGATCGGTGGTGGGCGCACGACCAGGCGCTCTTCGTCGAGCGGCAAGCGGAGCGGTTTCCAGGGAGCGGGGTGCTCAGTGGGTGACTGGCTCGCGCAGAACGGCGAGGACCGCATCATCGCGGCGTACCTCGCCGAGCACCATCCGACGCTCGTCGGCCGCGTGCTGGACATCGGCGCGCACGACGGGTGGTCGCTATCGAACACGGCGCGGCTGCTCGAGCGCGGGTGGGGCGGGACGCTCGTCGAGGCGTCGCCGCGACCGCTCGCGGCGTTGCTCGACAGGTGGGGACATCGGAAAGACATCGGCATCGTCGGGGCCGTCATCACGCACGCGCCGCCCGCCGGGCTCGGGGACTGGTTCGACGACGCGGGCGCTGCGTGCCACGGCGGCGAAGCGTTCCTCGGCACCACCGAGCGGGCCAACGTCCGCAAGTGGGAAGGCGCCACGAAGTTCCGGCACATGCTCGTGATGGCGTGTCCGCTCGCGATGCTTCTCGACAACTGCGGCGGGCCGTACGACGTGATCTCGATCGACGTCGAGGGCACGAGCGTCGCGCTTCTCCAGGCGATTCCGCCGCGCATCGTGAACCGCGCGAAGGTCGTCGTCGTCGAGCACGACGACATGCACGCCGAGATCGCGCAGTGGTGCGCGACGTACGGCTATCGCGTGCTCGAGTGCAACGCCGAGAACGTGATCGCGGTGCGCGCGTGACTCATTCGTCCTCGCCATGGGGGCGCGCGTGAACGCCGCGCACGTCTACGAGCGCGCCCTCGCGGGACTGCTCGGACACCCGCCCACGCTTCGATTCACGCTCGACGCTTGCCGCGCGCTCATCTCCCGCGGCATCCGCGGCGCGTTCGTCGAGTGCGGCGTGGCGTACGGCAGCCATCCCGCCGTCATGGCGGCGACGGTTGCGGAAGCCGGCGAGCTCGACCGGCACATCCACCTCTTCGACTCCTTCGAAGGCATCCCGCGCTGGGGCGTCAACGACGCCGAGCAGCCGGGCATGACCGCTGGCACCGAGCCCGTGCGCGACGGCGCCCTGGCGACCACGGGGATTTCGGCGTGCTCGCTCGCGCAGGTCCGCGCGAACCTACGCGCGTGGGGCGTGGACGACGCCGCGTGTGTCTACCACCCGGGGTGGTTCCAGCACACGGTCGAGCCCGCCTCGAAAAGCATCGGACCCATCGCGCATCTCAGGCTCGACGGCGACCTCTACGAGAGCACGCGCGTGTGTCTCGAGCACCTCTACCCCCGCGTCGTCCCCGGCGCCGTGGTGGTCGTCGATGACTACGCGCTCGCGGGGTGTCGGAAGGCCGTGGACGAGTACCTGGCGGCGCGCGGCGAGCGCCCCGACATCCAACCGATCGATGGAGGGCACGGGCCCGTGTGGTGGAGACGGTGAAGCTCACGGCGATCATGCTCGCGCGCAACGAGGAGTGGATCCTCGGCTGCTCGCTCCGCGTCGCGCTGCGGTGGTGCGACGAGGTCGTGATCCTCGATCACGGCTCGACCGACGCGACGCCCGACATCATCACGGACATGGCGCGCGCGCATCCCGGCCGCGTCCACACGATCCGCGTCCGCGCGTCCGACGGCTGGCACGAGCAGACGCACCGGCAGATGGCATACGCCACCGCCGTCGCGCACGGTGGGACGCACTTTGCGATCATCGACGCGGACGAGGTGCCGACCGGCAACCTGCTCGCGGGAGGCGGGCTGGCTCTCCGCGACTTGATCAGCGACGGCAAGCTGAGCGACGGGCAGATGGTCGCGCTCCGCGAGTTCTGCCTGTGGGAGTCGCTCGACGCGTGGCGCACCGACGGCGCGTTTGCCCCCGAGCGGTGCCGGCAGATCATCCTCGGTTTTCCGCACGCGCCAAACCTGCACTGGCAGCCGCGCGTGGACGGCTACCACCTCCACGCGCGCTATCCGATGGGGCATCACGGGATCTGGAATCCGTGCCCGTCGTGGATCGGCGGCGGGATCATGCATCTCCAATTCGCCGACATGCGGCGCCACCGCGCGAAGAACTGGTGGTACCGGATGGTCGAGCGTCTCCAGCACCCCGGCAAGCGCACGCCGCAAGAGACGAACGAGATGTACGGCTGGTGCTTCGAGGGCACGCCCGAGACGCGCCCTGCGGAGTACACGACGCCCGACGGGCCGCGCTCGTTCTGGGACGGCATTCCCGAGCGCGAGCACATCCGACTCGGCGAGAAGCCGTGGCACGAGGACGAGATCGAGCGGCTGCTGTCCAAGCACGGCGCCGAACCCTTCCGAGGCCTCGACCTCGGCCCGTATACCGAGCGAATCGCGGCGTAGCCATGAAGCCACACACCGCAGCGAAGGCCCCGATCTGTCCCCGGTGCCGACGCGATCGGCTGCGCGCTGTCGTGCGCAACGGGCGGCAGCGACTCGCGTGCTCGTGCGGCTACATGGAACGGGGCGACCTGGACGCCAGCCGGGCATGGAAGGCCCGTCCGCCCGAGCCGCTCGCGTGAAGGTCGCGGTCTGTAACGTCGCCTTCGGGTCATGGCACCCGCGAGGGCAGGCGCGTCTGGCGCGTTCGCTGGACGAGCTCGCGCCCGACGTCGAGCGGGTCTTCTTCGACGCGCTCCCTCCCGGGTGCCCGTCGCACGATCACCTCGTAGCGCCCTACGCGTTCAAGGCGTGGGCGTGCCGCGCGGCGGCCGACGCGGGCGCCGACATCATCGTGTGGTGCGACGCGAGTTACTGGCTCGTGCGCCCCCTTGACGATGTGCTGGCGTGGACCGTGGAGCACGGGTGCTGGTTTCACGGTCCCGATAACGACCTCGGCGCGTGGACGAATGACCGCACGCTCGCGGCGTTCGGGTTGACGCGCGACGAGGCAATGGGCCACGCGATGATCCTCGCGGGCGGCTTCGCGCTCGACATGCGGACGCGTCGCGGGCGGGACTTCCTCGACCGGTACCAGCAGGGCGCGGCTGACGGGCTCTTTGCCGGCCATTGGAGCAACGCGGATCGCTCGGAGTCGCCCGACCCGCGATGCCGCGGGCATCGGCACGACCAGAGCGTGGCGTCGCTCCTCATTCGCGAGATGGGGCTGCCGATGACGCAGCGATTCGTGCGGTTCGCCCACGACGTGGACGAGTCGCCCACTTTCCTCGCCCGCGGGGGCGCATGACGCGGCCTCGCCGCACGGAGACAGGACCATGACCGCAACGACTTCCACCCCGTTCTCGTCCGAGGGAGCGATCCCGTTCACCAACGCGTCCTATGCCCACGTCGCGAAGAAGATCGCGATGTCGGCGGACGAGACCTACCCGGCCGCGCTCGGGTACAACGTGGACGTGTCGGGCGAACTCGCGACCATCACGGCCGCGAAGGCGACGTTCGTGCAGAACGACTCGACCTACAAGGACATCAAGGCCGAGGTGTTGAGCCACACGAGCGTCTCGGCGGTCGTCGTCGGCCTCAAACGACATGGCTCGACGGCGGGACTCGCGATCGGCACCGTGCTGACCAACTCGTCGTACATCCTCGTCGAGTGCTGGGGCACGCCGGCCGCCACGTGAGCGTGACGGCGGGCGGCCGTCCCGTGCGTCTCGTCGTCGCGACGCCGACGCACGACGGCCGCGTACACACGGGGCACTCCGACACGGTGCGCGCGATCGAGGTCGCGTGCCTCGCGAGCGGCGTGCCCTTCGCCCGCATCACGGGGAGCGGGTCGCAGCTCGGCAAGCTACGGAGCGCGCTCGCGCGGCAAGCCCTCGCGACGCGCTTCGCAGACGGCGAGCGGGGCTGCACGCACCTGCTGTTCCTCGACGACGACATTGCGTTGCCGCAGCCAGGCGCGCTGTCGATGCTGCTCTCGTCACTCGAGAGCACGGGCGCATGGCTCGCGGGCGCCGCGTGCATGGTGCGTCCATCGCTCGGCGTCTCGTCTGGCCGTGGCCTGGTCGCCGCGACCGTGGACGGCGCGCTCGGCGGCGACCGCGGCGAGCCCGTCGGGTGGGCTTCCGCCGTGATGGCGGCCGACGGGACGACGTACGGGATGACGCCTCCCGAGGCGCCGCGGCCCATGACGGCGGCCCCCGGCGAGGCGCTGATGCTCGGCACCGGCTGCCTGCTCATCGACACGCGCGCGCTCGCGCTTTTCGGTCCCGACGAGGATCCGTTCCAATTCGCGGACGGGCTTGGCGAAGACTGGTGGTTCTGCCGCGAGGCGCAGCGTCGCGGTGCGCGCGCGGTACTCGACCCGCGGATCGCGACCGTTCACTACGGCTCGACCGGATGGATCTGGGAAGGGATGTCCTGACATGACGGCGCTCCTGAGTTTCTTCGACGACGTCTCCGGGGCGGTCCACGCCGGCTCATCCAGCCTCGGCGTGGGCATGGTGATCGCGAGCAACGATCACGCGAGCAACGCGGCCTATTTCCAGCTCCACGACACGGCGGCAGCGGATCCGGCGAACGCGGCTGTTCCGGTGATCGCGTATCGCGTCCCGGCTGCGACGACGGTGACGCTGTCGTTCCGCGACGCGAACTTTCTGCGCGGGTCGTTCTCCACCGGGCTCGCGTTCGGCTGGAGCACGACGCGCGACACGTTCACGGCGTACGGGACCGCCACCGACGTCAGTTGCTCCATCGCGCTCGTATGACCCTGCCTCCCTCCGCGACCTCGCCCGCGACGCTGCGTGCCTACCGCGTGCGCTGTCCTGTGTGCGGTGCGGAGCCGCAGCGGGTGTGCCGCGAGGGCGGGCGCGACATGCGCGACGTCCACGCGGCGAGGGCGCAGGAGGCGCGGAGATGAGCACAGCCGTCGAGACATGGATCGGGCAGTCGCCGACGCACGGCCGCGTGTCCTGCGCAATCCACCGCTATCCGCCCTACGGGCCCGGCGGCGCAGAGTCGCACCACTACACGCCGACGGCCGAAGACGGGCGCACCCTGGAGATCAAGACGATCGGGCTGAGCGACGTCGAGTCCGTGCGGCGGTTCGCGCTCTCGCTCGGCTACGCGTGTCGCGACGTCCCGGTATGGACGCGCGAGGGCGATGGCGCCGTCGTCACGCCAAGACGATGACCGACGCTCGCGCCGTCGCCGCATCCGCCGCCGACCGCGTGATCGACGAGGACGCGGCCATTGCGCTCGCGTCCCTCCCTGACGACGTGCTCTCCGCGATCCTCGACGCGCTCCGCACCGCTGCGGCGCGCGACGGCGTGTCCGACGACGAAGCCCTCGCGTTCGCGCAGGAAGCCCGTCAGGCGGCCGTCGAGGCGTGGATCGGTTCACGCTCCGGTCGAGCCGCGGTCCTCGCCGCCATTCGCCACGCAGAGCGCACACGGAAGGTGATCGGCCGTGGCATCTCCCCGCGCACCGTTCCGACGCTCGAGCGGGTCACCCGTGCGGCCGTTGCCCGACGGCTCGCGGAGCGGGACTCCCCGCGCGCTGCGGGAGACGACGAGGGACCGCCCGGGTCGTCCGGGCCTGACGCGCGAAAGGCTCGCGGCGGCACGTGAGAGCATCCGCGCGGCGACGCAGGCGACGCCTGCGGGTCGTACGCCGCCCCGTATGCCCACGGCTGCCGAAGCCGCTTCCTTCACCACCGAGGAGCTTCTCACCACGCTACGACGCTTCGGGGTAGACCCCGACTTCGGCGCCTTCGAGGATGCCCTGTTGCGCGAGGCGCGCGACTTGGGGCGGCTCGGCACGGGCGACATGTCCGCGGCGGCGACGCAGCGGGTGCGCGACTCGATCGAGCGCGCGTTTCGCACGACCGTCGCGCAGGCGACCAAGGGGCTCGTCCGCGACTATGGGATGGCCGCGCAGATCGCGGCGGGTGCGCAGGGGCACTGGCTCGCGGTCTCGCTGGCAGTTGGCGACGAGGCGACCTGCGAGGACTGCGACGGGTTCCACGGCGAGGAGCGGACGCTCGACGAATGGATGCGCGACGGGAGACCGGGGAGCGCGTCGAGGCAATGCCGCGCGAACTGTCGGTGCGAGCTCGTGCCGATCAGGCCCGAGGGCGAGTCGGCCGCGAGCGAGGACGCGATGCGGGAGGCGGCGGAATGAGCGAACGCGGTTACAAGGCGCTCGCCGCGCTCTTCTTCGACCCGCCGGACGAACCGGACGCCGAGCGCGACTGGATCGTTCGGACGATCGCGCTCGAGGAACAGCGCGGCGAACTGCCTCCGGGTGGCGCGACCGGCGGCGTCGCAGCGGCGCATCGGCGACGGGAGCGCGAGCGGATGGCGCCGTACCGCGAGCACGGCAACGGAGATTGACCATGGTGGCATCCGGCGCCTCGTTCTCCTCGTCCGGCTTCGACCGGATCCGCGACGCGATGAAGTCGATCGGGACCGACGTCCTGCGCCCGTCGAGCGCGAAGGGCGTGGAGATCGCGCCGGCGTCCGCGGACGTGCCGAAGGCGGATGCGCTCGTGCGCCAGGGACGCAACGTGTTCGAGGTCGATCGCGAACTAGAGGATCGTCTCGCGGACGTGTTCGACGAGGCGTTGCAGGTCGAGATCGACAAGGCGATGAACGGCGGTCGCGGCACGGTCGCGGCGCCGTTGACGAAGGTGGGCAACGAAGCCCGCGAGGTCGTCCGCGAGCGCATCGACGACGTCTCGCCCACACCGGGCGGCAAGGCGCCACTGAAGGCACCGCGGCGCGACGGCTCGACCGATCACATCGGGCGCGACACCGGCGCATTGCACGCCGGGCTCGTCGTGCGCCTCGTCGGACGCTGATTCTCTACGGCAGAGCTGCGGGCCAGCGGCGCGGGCTCCAAACCCGCGCGTCCGAGCGTTCGATTCGCTCCTGTCGTGCTGACCCACCGAGGCACCATGGCCGCAGCCGACTTCACGGCGCTCGTCGAGCGCATCCGTGAGGTGCTCACCGAGGGTGCCGCGGGCACGATCCGGCGCTGCCCATCGAAGGGCACGTTTCGGTGGAGCACGGGCCGCGTAGATGCGCGCGAGCTACCGCCGAGCGCGGGCGACACGCCCACCGTCTGCGTCGAGTTCCTCGAGGTGCGCGACGGCGAAGGCTCGCCCGCGAACGAATTGGCCGACTGGTGGATCGTTGAGGTCGATCTCGGGATCGACGTCGTCTACCCGTTCGGCGGCGGCAACTACCTGCGTCCGCCGAGCGGCGGCGACCGGCATTCGCTGACGGTGCGTGCCGCCAACGATCTCGTTCTCATTCGCGCCGCGCTCTGCACGCCGAACAACCTCTCCGACGTCGACCGGGGCACGACGACGGGCACGGAGACCGGGCTCGTCTCGGGGCTCCTGGAGTACCGGCAGAGCACGCCCGACTGGCAGGAGACGACGCTCGTCGTGCGCCACACGTTCCTGGCGCGCGTGCAGATCGAGGCGCCGACATGAGACGCCGCGTGACGCCCGAGGAGATCGCGTTGGAGCGCGCTCGCGCCGAGCACGCCGCTGCACGCCGCAACGCCGCGACGTTGCTCGACGACCCGACGGTGACGCCGGCGGACATTCGCGCGGCTGCCACGGCGGTCCGTGACGCGCGGCTCGCGATGCGGCGCGCGGCGAATGAGATCGAGCGCCAGCGGCGAATCGACGACCGCCGCGCGTGCGTCGAAGCCGCCGAGACGTTGGAGCGCGCGCAGGACGTCGCCGATTGGCAGGTGCGCGCCGCGGAGTTCCGCGCGCGTGTCGCCGACCACGACGCGCGATTGACCGTGCTCGCCGACCCGATTGCGGCGGCCATTGCCGACGACATTGCGCCACGCCCGCCGTTCCCCGGCGCGCCCGCGCGCATCCGCTGACCACCGCGCCGATAGCGCGATTCACCACGAGGTAACGCCATGGGCGCGAAGTCGGGTCGTATTTCGATCCTCAAGGCGAAGGGCTATTCAAACCCCGACGTCGCGGCGAGCGCCGTCGATTTCGGCACGGGCACCGTCCACAACGTCCGCGCGAACATGGGTGCCGAGTGGACGCCGATCCAGCCGGGACTGCCCGACAATCGGATGGTCCAATTCCTCCACGAGAAGCCCGCGCCCAAGCTCGGGCTCAAAGCGTGGCGGCTGACGTTCTCCACGTATCTGCACTCGCACGGGCTGACGCTCGACACGAGCACCGCGTACGCGCAGACGTCCGATTACCTCGGGTTTCTGTTGGAGCGCGGCTTGGGTGGCGAGACGTTCAACGCGACGGCTGCCAACTCCGACGTCGCGAGCGGTTCGGCGACGACGGGATTCGTCGTCACGGGCACGCACGGCGCGCGATTCCTCGGCGGACAGGCGTACGCGATCAACCCCAACTCGCTCGGCTACCTCGAAGCCCGCGAGGTGCTTCGCGCCGGCACGTCCGACACCATGACCTGCAAGGTCGTGCATTCGCAGGCCATGACGACGGGCGACGACGTCATCGGCGGGCAAACGACGTACTGCCCGCAGACCGCCGCGCTCTCCGGCGGCGTCCACTTCCTCGCGTACGGCGCCGACGCCAACGATCAGATCGTTCTCGCGAACGGCATGTGTACCGGCTTCGCGCTCACGATCACGACCGGCGCGCTCCCCATGATCAACTGGACGTGGGAGGGCACGGACTGGACGCGCACCACGGGGCAAACAGTCGCGCTCCAGACCTACAACGGTGCCGCGCCCGCGGTCGTCAAAGACTCCGAGCTGCTCATCTCCAGCATCGCCGGGACGACGCGACTCGTCCACCACGCGACGGCGTACAACTACAGCATCTCTCTGCGCCGCTCGCGGTGGGGCTCGCCCTCCGGCGTGCAGGGTTCGCTCGAGCCCGTCCACCTCGGGTGCGACGTCGGCGCGAGCATCACGATCCCCTACGACTCGACGCGCGGTACGCCCTACGACAACACCTACTCGACGGGCCGCGCGGCCGGGACGCGCTACCAACTCTTCCATCAGTTCGGGCGCACGGCGGGATCGACACTCTTGCTGTCGCTCCCGACGCTCGACGTCGAGCCCGAGCCCACGCGCTCCGCGGTCGGCGACGGGATCCAACTCCAGACGATCCAATTCCAGGGTGACTGCGACCGCGCGATCTCGGGCGGCGACGACCAACTGGAGCTCGCGAACTTCCGCATTCACCGGCTGTAGGAGGCACATGATCAGCGACACCGAGAATGCCCGGCGCGTTGCGCTCGGCCGACACGCGGGGGGATTCCTCCGCGCGCTCGCAGGGGAGCGCAAGGGCGCCCTCGCGACCGTTCTGCGCGCGCTCGCGTCCGACGTCGA